ATCTACTGTGCTAATATTAAAATTAACTGTTACTGCCTTACCCATTCCTAGCTTATCATTTGGTACAATAGTTCCAGCTTGGTCAGGGACAAATAATTCAGCTCCTTTTTCTCCTACAATACTTGGTTGGTTAACTGGAGGTCTACCACCTTTTGCAAAACCTTTGTATTTAGTTTGAGCAATAGTTGCTATTTGAACAGCACCTAATCCACCTATTAGCACTGCTAAAGGAATGTTACCAACTGATAATGCTTTTGTTACACCAGTTGCAGTATTCATGACAGCTTGAGCAATTTTTAATGCTTTATCAACTTTAAACATTGTTTTGTTACTTTGTGCTAGTTGACTAACTAACTCTCTACCAGTTTTAATTGTTAAGTCTTTTTGCTGTGCCATACTTAATTTTTCTAATTGTAACTCGTGAAAGTTTCCCTCTTTTATTGCTCTTAAATTATCAGCAAATAATTCATCTCTAATTTTCTTTTCTTCTTCTGCTGTTTGTCTTGCTAATTCTAATTTTTCATCAGCACCTTTTTGAAGAACTTCTTTTTCCAAGGCAGTTAGTTCTTCTATATGCTCTCTTGCCATTTCTAATTCTTTTGAGTTTGCTTCCATACCATCTAATATTTTGAGTTCCATCTGTTCTTTTAGTAACTCTTTTTGTTGTGCAATTAATTCTAATTCTTTTTTATTTTTATGCTCTATTAATTCCAATTCGGTCATTAAACTTTCTCTTATACTCTCAATAGCTGATTTATTTTTATCTATTGCCTTTGTTACTGTATCTAATTTACCAATATCTTCTAATTTTTTTGAAACATCTACTACTACGTTTCCTAAGTCTTGTTGAGCATCAGCTAATTCTTTTGTACTCTCTTTCATAACTCCAGTAAAAATTAAAAAATCTTTTACTTTGCCAACTACAAAAGCTATTTTTTTTCCTACTTCCTCAAGTACTACATTTAATACATTTACAAAAATATTTACTAATTTTCCTAATGCTTCAAAAAGTGGTTGCATAAATTTTAATAGTTCAGCAATATTATTTTTAAATCTTACTATGGCTGGTGATGCTTCTTGCCCTACTGCAAATTGTACTTGTTGAAATGCTATGCTTAAGTTTGAACCAGAAGTAGAAAGATTGTCCATTCTTCTTGCTGTAGCTCCAGCAAAAGTTTCTGATAATACCTTTTGCAATCCATTTAAAATAATTCCAGCACCATCAGAAGTTTGCCCAAACTCACTTAATTCATTTCTACTTACTCCTATTTCATCTTCTAACAGTTTAAAAACAGCTATTCCTCTATCTGCAATCTGATTAAGTTCTTCTAAACCTAAACCACCTTGCACACCTCTTGAAAATACTCTTGTAAGTGATTCTAAAGTACCTAATTGGTCTGTAGTTACTGATGCTGTATCTGTAAATGTTCTAAATAATTTTTCTGTAGGTTCAATACCACTTGCTTTTAATGTTATAAATGATCTTGTAAGTTGTTGTACATCAAATTGTGATGATAAGGCAAATTCAGAAATAAATTTAAATGCATTAGTGCCTTCTTTAGTAGAACCAGTTACAGCATCTAAAGAATCTTTTAAATCTTCAAATGTTGCAGTAGTGTCTATTATAGATTTTGCAAGTACAGCAGTTCCTATACCAATAATTGCATTTTTAAGATTAAAAAAAGAACCTTTTAAACGGTCTACGCCTTTAGTAGCAGATTGCATAGCTTGACGTGTCTTGTCTTTAGCTATGATGTCTATATTAACTTGTTTAGTTGCCACTTATTGCCTTGCCCTTTCTAATCGTTTTTATTTTTTTCTTTGTTCATTTTGAATGTCAAAATATGCTACCCATAAATAAAATTCATCAACTGACATTTCTAAAATCTCGGCAACTGTTTTGTGTAGTTTTTCTGCTAAACCAAAGATATTATACAACTCAACATTATTTTTTAGTTTTTTTTATTGTCCTCTATATCTTTGTTTTCAGTACCCATTATTTTAGTGGCAAGATCTGCTATAACATTTGTATCAGCTTTAGTCTTAAAACCTAAAACATCTTGTCCTGTAAACATTTTTTTGCCATCTTTAGTTAATGATTTTTCTATAATAACATCTATTAAAACTAATAGATCGGTATTATTAGCACCTTTAAAAATCTTTTGCTTTTCCATCATATTAAATGGTTTGCAATGAATAGCTTTATCACCAACTAAACCCCACTCTGGCACTTCAATTATCTTAGTATCTAATGCACTAAAATGATCTCTTATACCATCAAAATAATCAATTTTATTGTCAGTCATATATTACTTACACAGTACCGATAGTCAGACCACCAGTTCCCTGGAGTGAAACAGTCCTAGTAGTAATACCATCTAAAGTTACACCAACAGACATTCCAGTTACAATGCCACTACCTGATAACTTTCTATCTCCTGAAGCATTACCTTCTGGTAAAAATGCAAATGTTACTTCTGCACCTTGTACTAATGTTGTTTGTGCTGTATCTGTTTCATCAAAGTTCATATCTATTGATGCAGTAAAAGTACCTCTTCCAACCATAAATGATTTCATTGAATCACCTAAGGCAGTTTTTTCTACTGTATCGTGTGTTGTGTCTACAGTAAATCCAGTTGCATTGCCTAGAGTATCACTCCCTATTGTTACAACTCCTTCTTTTCCATGATGTGTCGCCATTTAAACCTCCTTTTATTTAGTTTATTTTTTTTTCTTGTTTATCTTCTTGTTTTACCACTTTTTCACTTTTTTTGGTAACTTTTTTTTCACCTTCTAAAGTAAATCCGTTGTTTTGAAAATACTCTATGTGATCTTCTGAGCATTTGATAGTATCATTCCCTTTTTTCATAGTTACTTGTTTCGCCATTATGCACTCCCTCTTGTAAATTCATAAATTACTCTTGCAGTTATTCTAACACCACCATAAGGGTATATCGTTCCCTCATCTGTTGATGCTTCGACTATTTGCGTATCTAAAGCGTTTCCATTTCTAGTTATATCATTATCTAGAGTTTCTTCAACTACTTCTATTAATTGATTTCTTACTGTGTCTATATTGCTTGTTGTACCCTTACCAAAAGCTACTATAAGAAAGTCAATAGAACCTCTATAATTACCAGCACCAGTATCACCCATGCTAGATGCTTCTCTTGATTCATCTCCTGATTGCACAAATAAAGCTGGGAACTGTGCATCTGATAGTTCTTCTACTTCAAAAGGCTCTCTGGTTATCTTTTTAAACTCTATAGGGCTAGTTACTGCATCAAGTTTAGTAATAATATCACTAGCTATGTTTTCTCTTTTACTCATATCTTCAATGCTTTGAAATAGGTTGATGCGAACTCTTGCCTTATTTTATCTTCTTCTTTGTTTCCAATAGAAAAGAATGGTCTAACTACTTTCTTTTTACCAACTCCAAATGTATCATGATATGAAGCTATCTTATTTCTTTCTGTATTAGAAAAAAACAATGTGCTTTTTAATCCACCAGTCTTAAAGTCTAAACTTCTAAACATTTTACCAGTATCAGTTAAATCAACAAAACCAGTCTGTCTACCTCTTTTCTTTCTACTTCTAACTGTTCCTTTTGCGTAAGACCTCATTTGTCCACCATCAGGCAACTTTCCACTCTGAGTTCTTTTAGTAATCATAAATACTGCCATGTTAGAAACTTTGTTAAGAGATTTTTCTATAGCACTTTTTTGCTTTTTAGACATTCTCTTTAGTTCTTGGACAACTTCAAGGGTGTTAGCTTTAATTTGTACTTCCATTATCTCACTAATCTTAAATGATGTATTGGTTCTTTTTCTGAATCACTAACTGAGCCTGAACTATCCTCATCATACTCTACACCATCTCTTAGTATAGCTTGAAATTCTTCTTCATATCTTTCTCTATAGAAATCTATTTGTACTTGGAATGTATCTTTTCCCTCTCCAGTATCAGGGTCTCGCCATTTAGTTAATATAGGGTAAACATATTTCCATAAAGCTAAATATACTACGGATTGTGTCCATTGTGCGTTTGTTAGCTTGCTATTAGTAATTTCAACTGATGTTACTTTTGTAATATCTTTATATCTAACTTGGTGTCTATATCGTTCCCACCATTCTTCTCTAATTCTTCTTAGTACATCATTTTCTGCAAATTGTAACTGATCGCCAAAATCAGCAATACCAAAACCTAATATATCAGGCTGTATCTTTTGCAAGTCTGTGTTTGCTACAGCAAATTCAGTTGTAGCCATTATTTAGCCTTTTTTGTTTTAGTTTTCTTTACTGTTTCTTTTTTTGGCTCTGTCTTTGGTGTTGGTTTAGGTTTGCCTTCGTATAGACTCCAACCTCTTATTTCCCACATTCCTTTATTGTTGTCATAATCAACTTTACTTCTTTCTATAACTCTATCGCCCTTTACTAATTTAACCATTTGCATAGTAAACTCCTTTATAATAGGGGTGGTTTCCCACCCCCTATAAGTTATTAGTTAGCTAAAGTGTCGCCAGTTAGTTTAACACCATAACTATCATGTAGTTCTCCAACTCCATAAACTGCTGTAGCTACAATCTCATCTGCTCTTAAAGACGCATCTCTTTGTGATTCAATTTTTAAGTCTTGCATCATTGCTAAACCTAAAGCATCTTGAGAGAATACACCAGCAATAGAATCATCTGAACCATCTACTGCAACATTTGAAGATTCAAAAACTTGAAT